CTTCTAAAATTATTTTTTCGTTAGCTTGTATAGATGACTGAAAATCTAACTCTTTAAAGTTTATTTTAGTCAAACTATCTACTTCTAACCCGCCGTCTAATATAAGTGGTCTCTTCCCTCCACTTGCAGGATTATATCTAGTTTGCCAAGCCTGCAGCATTCTTTCTTTTATTCTTTCAGAAAGAGTGTTTGGACTCTTTAGTACTAATCCTGGAACAGCTCCGTTTTTAAAGAAGTTATCTTGAAACTTCCTCATGTTGTCCAACAAATACATTGTTCTATATGCTGGTTTTAATCTTGGAACGCCCCTATAGATTGAATTAAATGAGTTTTCTTTAATATGTATAATTTCTCTAGGAGCGTAATCTATGTGTCCGTCGTACTCGAATTTTTCTATATAACTACTAGTATCAGAATGAATTATTACATTCTGTGCAGGTAGTTGATACATATGAGCACCGTCATAATAAACAAAAATATTTCCGTCTATTAACAAGTCTATTATTAGATTTCTTTTAAAGTTGCTGACATCTTGAAAAGGATTTGGTTCCTTATTAAGTATTAAATCTACACGACTTCTCCGAACATTATCTTTGATTGGTGTAATACCTTTAATTTTGTCTCCAACTTGAAATTGTATGTCTGAAACGTCATCTACTATCATGTTTACAGCACGATTAACTACTTCTAATTCTTCATAAGCGGATCGATAATTATCTTTCTTCTCACGAGTATTTATAGTTAGACCTTCATCTAATGCAATAAAACTTTGCGCAGGATTTAATTTTTCCTCCGTTTGGGTTCTACCTAATAGTCTGTCATACCATGCCATGTTTAATCCTCTGTTTAGCTACCCATCGTTTCTGCTTTGGGGCGGAAACCAATTTTGGTCTCTTGCCATAAATACTGTGTAGCCGCATATGATGGGGTTTGCATAGTGTAGCAGCTTCGTTATAAATCTCTTCTGTATGTTCTGCAATAAAGGTTTCCCGAACATTCATTATTTCATCGGCTGAATTTATTGTTATTTTATGTGCTTTTAACCAAGTTTCTAATAGCTCAGTCATTCCATAGTAGTGGTGAAACTCCAGCTTATCTGCAGTTCCACAAATATAGCACTGAGTTTCTTTCTGATAGCCTGATTTCGCTTTGTCCCTTACGTACTTGACTAAATCTCTTTTTAAATTCATAATATCCTATTTAATAAAAATTATACCAAATTTTTACCTTTTTGTCAACATTTATTTTTTGGTAGGTCGTGTGTTAAAATGTATGGGCAGAAGTCTCAAATGTGTACAGCGCATATCTAAGCGCATCTGACATATGACTTGCCATATTGTGTTTTGGACGCTCTTTCATTAAGTTTGGATTATTGTCCCATTGATATTGGTCAACAGCGGCTAAGGTGCTACTGCAACGTTGATCTACTATTAACTTATCGTTATCTATTATACCTGCTGCGTGTCCTATACCATCTAGAACAGATTTTTTAGCATTTATAGTAGAAATATCATAATTTTGAGCAAAATCAAATCTAGTTTGCTGAGCTGCTGAGTCAATATAGATCCAATCAATGTTATATTTATCAATTAAGTGTCTAATTTCGGTAGCATGCTGTTCTGTAGTTCTTTCAGCGTCTAGATACTCATCTACAAGGTAATATTTTTGTTGGTCCCAGTCATATGCTATTACACAAAGAGCTGTTGGATCTTTATAACCTACATCGAGACCAGCAAATACGTCCATTTTACTAGTATCTAGCTGACTTAAATCTGCAACACACTCTTCAAAGTTAAAGTTCCAGATTTGTCCTTCATAAGTATTAAAATCAGCAAGATATTCTTGAGCAAACTCTGCTGAAGACATTGCTTTTTTAGCTTCTGTTATATCATCTTGGGATATTCTTGGGTTTTCGTGATAAGTTGCTCTAATAGAAGACCAGTCTTGAAATTCGTCGCTAAAACCTCTATGATAAAAGTCTGCAAACCAGTTATTTCTACCACGAGGGGTCGAAATAAATACCGCCTTACTTGCTTCTTTATCTAGGGTAGGACGGAGGGCTACATTGAAGGCATCTTTACCGTCCGCCAATGCAGCCTCGTCAAATATAATCAAATCGTATGATCTACCGACAGTAGAATCGACTTGATTAACTGAACCCATTCTAATAGTAGAACCATTAGATAGTTCGATTACTTTGTCTTTTGCATTATCTCTTACCACCTCAAGATCAAAGTGCTTAATTAGTTGTCTTTGTAAATCGAATGAGATTTGAGACAAAGCGTAGTTTGGTGACATTATTAAAATGTGGGAATTTGGCACGAGCGAAACTAATTGTCCGATAACATTAGTTATATAAGTTTTCCCTTGCCGTCTCGAAAGAGCGGCACACACAAATCTATATTTTGGATTGTTAATAGCATTGATTAATGCTACCTGTGCTGAGTTTGGTATAGTTCCTAATAGGTTAAGATACTCATCTATAGGTAGTTTGATAAAGCGAGTCGCTGCATCAAAGTTCATTATACTCTCGGAGAGTATATCTTTTCTACTTATATCTAACATTAGTGTATTGTTATATTTCTCTTATAATTATCAGGTAAACTTCCGTCTTTAAATACTCCTTCAGCGTTACAAATACTTAACATAAGTAAATAACCAATACAAACGTCTTGCATTACTTTATCTTCATGTGTTATATCTGTACCTTGCTCAATTTTAGCATTTAGTCTATCTAATGTAGAGATACACATATCTCCTACATTCTCCAGCCAGAAATTATCTGTTGGCATCATCCCTCTGTAACTACAGGTGAGCCGAGTACCTCGGCGTGAGCTGCAAAAATTTGGTCTGATGGATTTTTTCTAACTATCGACACTTCGCCTGCAGCTAGTGTAAAAGTTGCTAGAGTTGTGTCTGCAGAATTAGCTATAGTAACTACTCTATTAGTACTACCATTATTTACTAGTCTTACATCCATTGCATCTAGAAAGGTGGAAGCTGCTCCGACACTTGTGCCACATGCTGCTTCTGATCCTAAAAATCTTAATGACATTTTATTCTCCTACGAAGTTTTACTTCGTCTTTTCCTGCGCTTCTGAGACCATTTAATAGCGCGTAGCCTTCGCTTCGCTGCTTTTTTGGACTTAGAAACTCCAGAAGTATTTTTTACTTTCCAACCTTTATTTGTTTTAATGATTGGCATTACCATTTTACCTTATTTGCCCAATACGCTGCTGACATTTTGCCTTTAGCTATATTTTTTGCATGACGGGCTTTAAAAGATCTTTTTCTTGCTTTTTGTGCAGCAGTTTTAGGTTTTTTACCTGCTCCCCTAACTCCTTGTTGTCCAAATCGTATAGTTTTAATCTTTTTTCCGACTTTTGCTACTACGACATGTGACTTTGTTTTGTGCTTAGGTGTGCGTTTAGGTTTATTATACCTAGCTACTCCTGCCTTTTTTAAACGAGAATCTTTTTTACGGGTTGTTTTAGCTCTTTTTCTTGCCACGTTTTTTCTTCCTTTTTTTCTTAAACCCAGCTTTCATAAAACTGTAAGACGCTTTGGAAATAGTAGACTTTTTCTTACTTCTACTTTTGCCAGATTTTTTCCTAGCATTTATATTCGCGTACAAGCCCCGCTTAGCTTTTCTTTTTCTTGCCACGTTTCTTCCCTCTTTTCTTAGGGCGTCCTCGCCGCTTACCATAAGTTCCAGTTCCTTTAGGCATTATACTTGCTCCTTAACTAGGGTGTAAATACCCCAAGCTAAAGCAGGCCAAGCTAGCATTTCTATAATTGGTGCTCCCATTAAAATTAGTACTGCACCGCCTATTATTGTTGCTCCGTCCCAAGACGTTCTTTCGGCTACTCTAGCCATTATCCAGTCTTTGACTGCCATTATTTTCATCATCATAGTTGCTCTCCCCATCTATGCTCTGGGCATTTAGCCCTAACTAACCGTGCTTTGAGGGGCATAAAACATTTACATATTTTACACACCTTAAAAGAGGTTAGGTTCTTACAATTATTGCAAATTTTTATTCTTTGCTTATAATTACTCATCTTTTTCGGGTGGAAGTGTAACTTTTCTATAGTACACTACTACCTCTTTGAGTTCGTTTATATATCTTTTCAATTCTTGCATGTTATATGCCATCAATTCATAGTCTGGAACTGACATTGCAAAGAATACTACTTGTCCTTGATCTTTTTCTATTCGTGCTAGAAATTCGTCAATGTTCTTATCTGAAACTACATACCAATAGGGTTCTTTCAGATCAATTTCTCTGGGCATAACAGGTTG